GGGGGTCGTTGACCTGGCCTTGGTGCGGTGCTAGGGTCCTCGAATGGCTGGTAGCGACCCTCGGACCCTCAGTGAGCGTACGGGCTGACTGGGGCCTACAAGGGCTTGAGGCGGCCGGGGACCCCGGCGAGAAAGTCGATCCGTTCGGCGCGGCATCATTGCTCTGGATGGGCAACGGAACCTCCCCAGACTGGCTGTTCGATGTCACGACCGAGACCGAGGACGACGAGCTTCTTCGTCTTCTCGGGCTTACTCGCCGGACCCAGAACCGGTTGATGAACGAGGGCACGGACTGCCCGATCCGATGGCAGACGGGGACGAGCTGCATGGCCTGCCCGCTAAGTGAGGCCACGAATCCCTCGTCCCCGAAATGCCAGCTCTGCCGGACCAGCACCCAGGAAGAACGGATAGAGACCGTCCTGGCTGCCAAGCAGAGCGATGGGGGCTAACGGGTCCCACGGCCCGCAGCCCTTCACGCAGCGGCACGCCTCGACCATCTTCCTCCGCGTCCCCGCCCCCGAGTGGGTTGCGATCACCCGAGGCACGAAGACCGAGTTCCGCGCATCCCCGAACGCGGTGACGCAAGCGCTCAACATCGAGCCTCCGACTCCAGTCGTGGCTTATCGCCACGTCAGAAGCCGCCACCCGAGCGATGCCTACGACGCGGCGCTGATGATGCTGGAGGAGACCTGGCAGGAGCCGCTGATGGCGATCTCCGAGGAGTCGCTGCGGCGAGAAGGCCATGAGAGCGTCGCCCACTTCCGGCGCTACTGGATGCGGCGCACCAGGCGCCGGTTCGCGCCGACTAGGATGGTGCGCGTCTTCAGGGTCCGTCCGTGGCAGGAGGGAGACTGGCAGGCCAGCGCGGAGCTACTGATGAACCGACTCTACGGACAATTCCGTGAAGCGAACTCGACTTAGGCGAAAACCGAAGTCGAGAGAGAGTGAAGCTGAGCGCATCTCGCATCAGCTTTTCCGCGAAGCTGCCCAGAAGCAGCGCTGTTGCACGATGTGTGGGAAAGCCGGTAGCGACTGGCATCCGCACCATGTGGTCTATGCGCAGCATCTCCGAGGGGAAGGGCATCCTGTCTACGATTCCCGGAACAGTATGCGGCTCTGTGTCGAGTGTCATGCCGCGCACCACAACAGGTCTCGCGTTATACCGCTCTTGAAGCTCCTCGATATGCACATCGACTATGCCTTCGAGAAGATGGGCGTCCGGGCGCACTCCTACCTGCTTCGACTGTATAGTGGCGAGGACGAGCGGCTGGACGATCGGCTAAGGCAAGCGGAGGAGGGTGAGGGTGAGCGAAGCGCAGCAACCCCAGGAACAGCAGTTTGAGGTCGAACGTCCCGGAGGCGGCAAACTTACCCTGATCGGACCCGATGAGGTCGAAGTCTGGGAACAGCTCCGGGATAAGTACGTCAGGGATTACTCGCTGACCAAAGCCAACGACCTCGCGCTGCTGGGCGCCATCCTCTCTCAGCACCTAATCATCTTCCGCGCCGAGCAGCGGCTGAACGGCATGGAGCCGGAGCTGGATCACGGCGGAGTGCCTACCGGCCGCTACAAGCACAACCCGCCTTCGGCGAATGACATCGCCGGGGCGCAGAAGGCGATCACCAGTGCATCGAAAGAGATTCGGGAACTGGAGTCATCTCTAGGCATCGACAAGAAGACCCGTGAGGCCGGGGGGCAGCACACTGTCGGCGACTATGTGACCAAACTGAAGAAAGCCGCACATCAGATGGGAGTCCACATCTCTCAGCGTGTGTTGGCCTATGAAGAATTTTGCATGGAGCTGAAGTGGAAACTCCGTGTCCTCCAAAACGCCGATGACGAGGACAAGGCGTACGAAGACCTCTCCCCGGAGAAGGTGATGGAGTGGGCATCGAAAGAGTTGGCCCGCCTGGAGGAGGTAGACAAGAAATTCGCCAAAGAGAAGGGGAAGGTCTTCGTTGGACAGCTCTAAGAAGAAGCGCCGGTGGAGCTGGAAGAACATCCACGAATTCCTCACCCTCTCGGCATGGGTTGTGGTGTGGGAGCTGGTGTTTATGATCTGGGTCTTCCTGATGGTGAAGGGGCGTGCGTGAGCCAGGCCCTGGGAATGATCGAAGGTCTCGGCTCGGGTGAAAACATTGTCTGGGCGGAGGGCCTGTGGACGTTTGACGAGGACGACATGCTGCTCATGGCGTTGCTCCAGGACCCGATCTTCGCCACCGAGCTGTGCTGGTATGACCCCGCCAACCGAGAGTATGGGGGTTGCTACCGGGTCAGGGATTACCAGTACCCCCTCTTCCGCATTCACGATCGCTACGCCGGTGCCGCCTGCGCGAGGTCGGTCGGTAAGACGGAGAGCATCAAGGCCCGTGCGTTCACCCACCCCTTCAAACGCATCGGTGAGAACCTGCTGGTTACCGCGCCCGAGCTGATCCATCTCCTGCCCCTCACGGACTCGATCGAGGACCGCATCCAGGATACTCGGATCACCCGCGAGTTCCTGGATACGCGCAACCAGAAATCGGGCTTCACCCACCGCCCCTTCCAGGTGGACTTCCTCGACGGCACCAAAATCGTCGGCCGCATCCCGAAGGTGACTGGCACCGGCGTCAAGGGTCAGCACCAGCCGGACCTGATTGTGGAGGAGGCCCAGGACTATCCAGAAAAAGGCTGGATCGAGATACATGAGACGGTGGAAAAGGATCACACCGACGCCGAGGGCAACCCGGACTTCACCTACCACTTCTATGGCGTCCACTCCGGCGCGCGCGACTCGGGCTTCTTCAAGCGCGTCAACGAGGGTGTCTTCAAGCTGATCCAGATCACTGCGATGCAGCGACCGGGCTGGTCGGCGGAGGAGAAGGAGGCGGCGAAGGCGGCCTATGGCGGTACCTCCTCGCCCGACTACCGCCGCAACATCTACGGCGAGCCGGGTTCGGCCGCGTCGCCTTACTTCGTGACCTCCCGCCTAATCGCCTGCATCGACCAGGATCGCGAGTCTCGGTACAACGAGATGGAGTACGTCCATCAGGAACTCCGCGCCGAGGAACTGGACGACATGCGGATGTCGATCGGTGAGGCGCTGAACCTCCCGCCCCAGTTCGGCGATGTCTACTGCGGCGCCGACATCGGTCTGACGACCTCGCCGACGGTGATCTCGGTCTTCAGCCATGAGACGATCGACAAGGTGCCCCGGCTGAAGCTGATCCGCCGGTACACGATGGAGCGGTTCCGCGAGCGCTCGATCCGCGAGGCCATGTACGCACTCGGCTGGCATTTCGGCGGCAAGCTCCAGGCGTTCGGCATTGACGCTACCGGCCTCGGCGCCCCGATCTTCCAGGCGATGGAGGACGACGAGACCGCGCCGGGGCGGCTGCTCGAAGTTCAGCGGGGCTACAAATTCAACGCCCTGGTCCCGGTGAATGTGGACGAGAGCTTCGTCGTCACCGACTCGAACGGCCAGCTCCGCGACCAGTTCGGCTCCGCAGTGAAGATGGAGATCGATCCGAGAACCGGGGTCGAGCGGCCGGTCACCTACATGCCGATGATCGAGGCCAGCACGCGCTATCTGCGGCGCTTCGTGGACGACGGCTTCCTCCTGCTGCCGTTCGACACCGCGATCACCACTGACATGCAGGGTGAGACTCAGCAGCGGGTGAAAGCGGTCGGCGAGCGCAAAGGCAAGCCGAACATGTTCCACATCCTCGACTCCTTCCGGGCGATGGGGATGGCATTCAAGGCTGACGAGATCGAAGCACAGTTGAACGCTGAGCCAGCCTCGGTCCTAGACACCGCCCTCGACCTCTCCACCGACCCGTCCGAAGGGATGCTGGATAGCGGTGGTCTGTGGTGAGCGCTCTGGAGGAGTGCAAGGAAACGCTGCAACGTGTCAGCCGCATCAGGATTCCTAACCTGCGGGTGAAGGACTCCGACGATCAGCCGCTGTCGCCTGGACAGAAGATCGAGCAACTTGAGTCGTACCTTCTGCTTACCGCTGAGGGCCGCCAGGAAGCCCACTTGGCGAAGCTGATCGTGCAGGAAGCGCTCGATGTCCTCCAGGAAGAATGGGACCAGATCGAGGGCTGGGAGATCGAGCTGCCCTCGAACTCGAAAAGGACTGGCCCCGAAGTGGTCGAGGCGAAGCGCCGGACCAACCCCGATCTCTACGGCTCGATCCAGACGGCGAAGAGGCTGATCGATCGCCTCGGCGAGCAGATCAAGCGCCTGGAGAAGGACGACGGGGTGTCGAGTCGGGCCTACACCCTGATTACCGGGGGGTAGGGGGTGTATGCTGCGCGGCGATGGGTCGAGACATCGGATCGCACAGCTTCCGCGAGGAGCTTGACTCCCACGCCGACCGCCTAACCGAGCTGGAGAAAAGTGGGGGTGGCGGCGGGGACCAACTGCCCCTCTTTCTTGAAGACATCTTTGGCCAGGTATCCGGCAGTCCGGCCAATCTTCTAATCGGCAACAATCTGACCCTCTCGACCCCTGAAGAGGGGTGGATGAAGATCGATGCCAACGACCAGCTTACGCTGGTTCAGGAGGGCACGAACGAATGGTCGGGGATCGACAAACTCGTATTTGGCTTCGGGCTGGATGTGGAAGACAATTCGGGCGAAGGTGAGATCATCGTCAGGCAGAGTCCGCTCCTTCAGGTCGATGCTGTTAGCGGGGTGAGCCAGATCAACCTCGGGCCGGGGCTGACGATGGAAGACAATGGTGATGGCGTCATCACCATTGCGCTCGCCTAGTAGGTCCGTCCGACCTTCTCCCTAGCCTCCTCCGGGTCAAGTCAAGTCTTGGGTCGCCGTCTGCCGTAGGGCACATGGGCGGCCCGTCAAGTCCAGGAGGATCACCATGAGCCAGAACACTGGCCCGACCGTCGAGTTCTTCGAGACCGACGGCACCAAGCCCGGCGTCAACACCGACGTGAGGATTCAGGTCTCCCTCAACGGGAAGCTCATTGTCGTCAACAGGACCGTCGGCAAAGGGCCGGAACCGGAGCAGAAAGAGGTCCGCGAGCTGTACGGCGTCAACTGGGTGGAGTTCGACAACCTCGTCGGGCGGCTGCTCACCCTCTGCGACGCCACCTTCACCGACCCCCAGCAGCGCAAGGCGTTCAAGGACCTGGTGCGCCACGCGATCAAGGAGTGGGTCGCCTCGATCATCAACGGCGCGGCGGAGGACGCGGGTAGGCCCGGCGGGGTCAGCGTGCCCTTCGTCGGCGGCGTACTCGATCAGCCCGGCGGCCTGTTCGGGGTCGAGGGGGAGCCGACGCCCTAGCTATGCTGCCCGCGTCCTCGGGCTAAGGGCAGCGCCCGCCCCGATCCTCCCTGACCGGGGCGGGCGCAATTTACGACATCCATATTACGGATTTCGTAAGGTAGACCTTCTACAGGGGGTAGCAGACTTCTTCCCCCAGGGGCGCAAAGTTTGCTAGGATGCCCGCGTCCTGCTGCATCCGGTCCCTCGAAGAAACCAGATAATGCACCAGGGGAGTGACGAATTACCGCAGTACCGCAGTGCGAAGGCCCCCGAGTCAGCACCGGGGGTCTTCGCGTCTAAGGACCCCGATTCCCGGCGTTAGACCGGCGAGGGCGGGGGCTTAACCGGCGTGGTGCGGGCGACAACGCCGGTGCGGCTCGTAGATTAGGAGGGATGGAGCAGACGGAGACCGGGCTGATCGTCCCGGACGCGCTGGCGATGCGGCACCAGGCCGAGGAGATGCCCGATCGGGTCATCATCGACAATCGGACGGAGCTGGCCGATGCCCCGGTCATTGAGGCCGTCCGCGACATGTTCGTGGAGCATGCCTCCCTCGCGGGCGTCGAACGCTCGACCTTCCAGACCTACGCCTCGGAAGGCTCGCTCCTCGCCCGTCGCAAATTCCAGGTCCCCTCGAACGTCATAGACGAGATCAAACTGGCGCGATCGCTCGCCGAGCGCGATGACGACGTGGCGGCCGTGATCGGCGAGATGATCGCGGTGGCCTTCGGCGACGGCTACGAACACCAGGGTGAAGACGAGGCCACCGTGGCCCTGTTCTCCGAGATGGCCAAAGCGAAATACACCGGTCTGACCGTTGCGCTCCAGGAGATGTACCGCGAGCTGCTGATCTCCTCGCAGATGAATACGGCGATGCTGTTTACCCGCGAGCAGGTGAACTACACCCTCCAGGGGAGCGACCGGCGCCTGAGCAAACGCCTCGCGGTCCCGCTGATCGGTGTGTTGCACGCGGAGAACATCCGCGTCGTCGGCAACGACATGTTCCGCACCGGGCAGCTCGCCTACCTGCCGGACAGTGATGGCCTCGCCCGCTGGCTGGAGAAATTCTTCGACCCCAAGACCCCGGCCGCAGTGAAAGCGAAGATGGGCCGGGAAGATCGGGTCTCGGCCAACCTCTTCACCGGCAAAGTTCCACAGGAGCTGATCGATCGAGACAACCCGACCTATGCGATGCGGTGGGGCTGGAACAACCTCTACTTCCTCAACCCGAAGATGGTCCACCGCTCGACCTTCCCGAAGGGGCAGTGGAAGTACCCCAAGCCGCTGATGACGAGACAGTTCGCCCTGCTGGAGGCGAAGCGTCTGCTCAACATCATGGACTATGCGCTCCTCCAGGGCGGCTCGAACTTCATCGTCGTCGCGAAAAAGGGCACCGACCAGCGCCCGGCCCAGAAAGACGAGATCGAGAACCTTCAGCAGGTCGTCCGCGTCGCCTCGAAGACCGGGGTGATCGTCGGCGACCACAGGCTGAGCTTCGAGGTCATCACGCCGAAAATGGAGGCGCTGCTGAATCCCGACAAGCGCCGCCTCCTCGGCCGGAAGATTGCTCAGGCGATGCTGCGCATCCCCGAGACCGCCCAGGAACAGCCCGTGAAAGGCTCGAACAGCAACCCCGACCAGGAGTCGAAGGCGAGGGTCGTTACCTCCGACAGGGCGCTAATCAAGACCCACGTCGAGGATTTCGTCTACGAGGAGGTCGTCAACCGCAACTCGAACGTCTTCCGGCGCGCGCCGAGCCTGGCCTTCCCGAAGATCGTCCTCCAGGGCACCCAGTTCTTCACCGACTACATGCTCAAGCTCCGGGACCGTGGCGACATCCCGCGCAAATGGGCGGTCGAGTTCGCGGGCTTCGACTTCGACGCGGCGGTCGAGCAGCGCAAGCGCGAGATCGACTCCGGCGCCGACGAGATTCTGCAACCGGCCGCCGTGCCGTTCTCCTCGCCGGACGCCGGTCCCCAGGACAACCAGCCGGGTCGGCCGCCGGGCAGCCGCGATCAGCCGCCCGGCTCGCCGCCGGGGCTGCCGGAACCGAAACGTCTGCTCACCCAGAACCCCGGAGAGACGATCCGCTCCTGGTACGAGGAGGAAGTCGATGCCGTCGTGCGGATGGGCGAGATCACCTACGCGATCCTCGACCAGTTCGAGCATCGCACCGTCGGCCGGGTCACCACGACCGAGCGCAGCGTCCTCGACGGCGACCACGAAGAGGCGGTCCAGCGCGGCACGACCCTCTACGTGCCGGTGAACCCGAGCTACGAGGTCGGCGACTGCAAAGCGATCCGGCTCTCCGGCGGCCTCTCGATGATCTTGGGCCAGCGGAAGCGCGATGGGGCCTGGGTGGCGAAGCTGCTCTCCTTCCGCGACACCGAGTTCACTGCCCTGGAGGCAGAGGAGAAGGTGCTGCGGTGGGGCTACTCGGTGAAGATGCCCGAGGAGCCGGAGCCGGGGCCGGAACCCGCCGACAGCTAAACCGCCGACTCCAGTCGTAGATTAGGAAAGATGGAGCCGCAAGTTTTCGAGCGCGGCCAGAGCGTCTTCCTGGTCGCACCGATCGCCCCGATCAAGCCCCGCGAGGACGAGATCGAGCATTTCGCGTTCGCCAAACAGCTCCGCGACATGGCGCCGAACGAAAACCTGGTCTGGCTCCAGGGCAGCTACGTCGAGGCCGACAACCCCAACCGCAACGGTCACGTCTGGACCGCCGGTGAGCTGGGGATCAAGTCGCTCACCCCGGCGTTCATGCCGGTCACCGTCATGCACGACCCGCGTACCGCCGTCGGCCTGATCGCTGACACCGAGCTGAAGACGCCGGAGAAAGACGGCGTGCCGCGCTCGAAGATCGAGACGGCGCTGGCCCTATGGGGGCACCGTTTCCCCGAGGTGATCGAGGAGGCGGAACTGAACTACAAGGCCGGAACGCTCATGCAGTCGATGGAGTGCCGGTCCCCCTACTACTCCTGCGCCGAGTGCGGACAGACTTTCCCCAAGCTCCCGGAAGGTGAGGAGCGAAAGAACTGGTGTTCACACATGCAGGCGTCCGATGGCAACGGCGCTCGTATATTAGGAGATGTCACGTTCACCGGAACCGGATTGATATTCGGTACGCGGGGGGCGCAAGGGGCTTACGACGAGGCCCACCTGGACACTTTCCAGGACGAGATAGCAGAGTTCCACGAACGAGCGAAGCGCGACTCACGGCCAAGGAGAAAGAAGACTTCAATGGACGGAATTGAGATACCCCGCGAGGAGTACGCAGAGCTTCAGAAGCGCCCGAGCGCGGAGGAGTTCCAGGCCATGAAGGATCGCGCCGAGAAGGCGGAGGCCGGGAAATCCGAGGCCGAGTCGAAGGTCGAGACCGCCGAGGCCGAGGCGAAACGCGAGAAGGAGCGCGCGGACGCCGCCGAGGCGAAAGTCACCGAGGCCGAGGAGGCCAAGGCGAAGGACGACCTCGCCAGCGACCGGCTCGGCAAGCTGGGCAAGGGCTTCGTGGCCCGCCTGGGAGACTTCACCCGCGAGCGCGTCGAGCAGCAGGCCCGCGACCTCTCCGACGAGGAGTGGGAGGCCCGGCTGAAGGAGCTGGAGGAGACCACGCAGGTCTCCCGCGACGAGGGGGGCACCGATCCGGCCGCCGCCACCGCCAGCGCCAACGGCAACGGCTCGCGCCCGAGCGGGGAGTTCTCCCGCGAGGAGACCGCGCGCGCCCACCTCGGCGGTTCCGGGGGCGGCGCAGGCGAAAGGGCGACCGGCGAGGAGCCGTCCCCCGAGCAGCGCACCAGCGTCATGCGTGGGCTGATGCCCGGAAAGACCCCGGCGGCCAGCGAGTAAGTCGGCGGACGAGGACAAAGGAGAAACACTCACATGGGCATCGTCAACCAGACTCAGGGTCCTTTCCCTCTTGAGGGCGTAGGCAAACTGCCGAACGTCACCGTCGCCAACAACAAGGGCGACCACTGGTCGAACCGGTTCGCCTCGGGGAACATCGTCCCCGGCGAGGCGATCGTCCCTGCCGCCAGCGCAGGCAAACTCTTCATGCGGAAGGCGCAGGCGGGCGACGCCGCGACCCAGCTCGCGATCGCTCTCCGCCCCGTCGATGTCCCGGACCAGAACTCGGGGCCGAACGAACTCGGCCCGAACGAGATCAGGAACCAGATCATCAAAGACGGCGAGTACGTCCACGCCTGGTACAACCGGGGCGGCGCCTACCACCTCACCCTGATCGTGCCGGACGAATACAACCCCGGCGACCTGATCGGGTGGGACGCCAGCGGTGCCCGGCCGGAAGGCAAGGCGGAAGGCGAAGGTGCCTGGGCGAAGAACTCGGCGGCCGACATCGACTCGATCTTCGAGGTGATGGAGTTCCGCAAAGTGAACGCCCAGAACGAGGGCATCCTGACCGTGAGGGTTCTCTAAGCGGCGCAGGAGCCGGTAGACCAGGAAAAGGAGACTGACTCAGATGGACGCCCTCATATTCGACACTCTCAGCCGCATCCAGGCCGAGGAGGACACGGCGAAACAGCAGGAAATGAAGCGTGAGAGCGCTTCGGAGCTGGGCCGTCACTTCCAGAAGCACTCCAGCGAGCTGGAGGAGCTGGCCTTCGACCTGCTGAACATCGCGTGGTCCGACGCGATGACGACCGACATCACCCGCGAGATCATCGAGGTGAAGACGGTCGGTCTGGGCGACCCCGACTTCATCGAAGAGGACCTGCGAGGGCTTCAGGCTTACTGGCAGGGCAAAGGCGGCGAGATTCTGAGCGGGATCATCAGCTACGAGCGGCAGGTCATGCCGCGCGAGGAGATGGTCACCGCGCTGGACTTCCACCAGGACGAAATCGCCCTGGACTTCTGGGGGACCTTCGACAAGCTCGTCGGCCAGGCTCAGGAGAAGATCAGGCAGCTCCCCGTGACGCGCCTGATCGAACTGATCCAGGCGTCCATCCAGGGCGGCACCTTCTTCGGCTCCTTCGCCCTCTCCTCGCTGTCGGCGGCCCAGGTGGACTCCGTGGTCGAGGAAGTCGCCCTCCGCAGCGACGGCGACCTCACCATCATGGGGACCCGGACGGCCGTCCGCCACCTGGCGAACGTCGGCCTGACCTTCGGGGACCGGGTGGCGGAACAGGTCTTCAAAACCGGCCAGATCGGCCAGTACAAGGGCTACTCCGTCGTCCAACTGGAGAACTTCGAGAGCTTCGAGGGGAACTTCGTCCTCCCCAACAACGAACTCTGGATCGTCGGCCGCCGCGCCGGTCGCCTCACCTACTACGGCGAGACGGCGAAGGTCCAGCAGCTCCCGAAGGAAGCCTTCAGGACTCGCTGGGAGACCGGTCGCGACGCGGGGATGCTCCTGTACGGGGCAGCCAAGGGGCGCATCGGCCGGATCGTCCTCACCTAGCAGACCTAGCGCGGCGTCGTCGTCTGGCGGCGCCGCTACGGTGAGGGGACCCAGTAAGGCTTCTGCATAGGAGGAGTAGACCAGCATGGCGCAGCCAAAGAGCGAGTTCGAGAACCGATCCCAGGGCATCACCGGCGTCGTCACCATCGACCCCGACGGCAAACGCAGCCCGATCCCGGTCAAACCGGGCGAGCGGGTCTGGCTGTCCGAGGAGGAGCAGATCGCTACGGCGAACGCCCCCCAGCAGGACACCGACAACCCCTTCATCAACGGCACCCTGGTCAAGGTGACCGACTCCGCCGACATCAAGAACCGGCGCCCGATCGGCGAGGACGCCGACTCGCCGGAGGCGGCCGAGCAGAAGCGCAAGGCCGAGGAGGAGGCCGCGCGGATCAAGGCGGCCAACGAGGCGCAGGCGGCCGAGGAGGCGGCCCGCACCAAGCAGGCCCAGCAGGCGGGCGCCGTCGGCGGCCAGGGCGTCCCGGCCCAGCAGCGCCAGGCCCCGGAGGAGACCGCCGCACCACCTCAGCCGCAGGGCACCGCTGCTCAGGGCAGCCGCGCCGCAGGCGAGGAGGTCGCGACGCCGGAGGCGGTCAAGAAAGCGTAGGTCGGTGAGCGAGCCGTGAACTACTACGAAGCACGGCAGCTCAGCGACAAGTCCGGGTGGCACTACACCCGGATGAACGACGGCGAGATTTGGCCGGTTGGCTACTGCTCCCCCTGGCAGCAGTGCGAGAACTGCAAGGGGGAGGGCTGTGAGCCATGCGAGCATCGTGGCATCGTCAAGGTCCATGAGGACCACAGCCACGACACTCGGGAGGAGGCCGAGGAATGCTTCCTGCGCTACCTGCTCGATGACATCGGCGAGGAGGAGTACGGCGACTGGACGGGCTGCGAAATCTGCGGCGATCCGACGAAGAAAGGACTGACCGCAAGGCCGCCGCTGGGCAACGGCTTCCCCCTCTGCGACGAGCATAGGACCCCGGAAATCCTCGCTGGGCTGACGCCGTGGCCCAGCCGAATCATCGCCTCCTACTGATGGGGCCGGTCACCGACCTCCGCGACATCCGGGTGATGATCCCGCGCGCTCGCCGCGCGCTTGATGGGCCGGAAGCGACCGGCTCGGCATCGGTCTCGGCGAAACTGAGCGACGACCAGCTCACCGCCGTCATCGCCGACGCGATCGCCGACGTGATCTTCTACAGCTCGGGGGCCTTCGGGAAGAAGCTCGAAGTGGTCGAGCGGGAAACCGGTGGCTACATGGCGCCGATCGCCTGGCGCACCAGCGAGGAGCTGGCCGAGGAGGAACAGACGGTCATCGTCGCCCAGGCCGCCCTCAACTACTTCTTCAGCGCGCTGACGACGACGAAGACCGGCGAGACCCTGAAAGAGGCCGACCGGGAATGGTCCTGGCAGACCTCGGCGTCGGCCGTCGCTGAGCGCGTGAAAGAGCTGCGCGCTCAGCGCGACAGGGCGATCGAACTGCTCTCCCAGGAGGGCTTCGTCGCCGAGGCGTGGATCAACACGCTGGCCGTTCGCGACTACCAGACCGATGTGCTGATCGAGCCGTGGATCGCCGGGGGCGGCTACGGCCTCCCGCCGGGCGAATTCGAGCCTCCGCTGGGGGGCTAGCGTGGACCCCGATCTCGCTGGCTTCGAGGAGGCGTCGGAGCGCTTCCGAGAGGAGATGGGCCGCGCTCTGGTCTACCTGACCCCGGCCGAGACGGTCTGGCCGGAAGACGCCGCCTTGGACCCTGAGACGGGAGAGCCGTACGACCCGACGATCGAGCCGGTGGCCTCGGGCTTCACCTCGGCGTCGGCGACGACCATCGTCGTCCTGCCCGGCGCCACCGACCGCGCGGCGAAGGAGATCGAGGCGGCGATCGGCCGGGTGGAGTCCGGCGACGCGGCGCTAATAATCGGACGTGAAGCTTGGGATGAAAACTCCCTGGAAGACGCAACTCTAGTTAGGATTTATGACGACGACTGGGAGCTTGCCGACGCCCGCCTCGACTCGGTGGGCGGAAATCTCCCCGCCGATCGAGTTATCGTGCACGCGAGGCAACGTTCCCGAACCATGAACCCTGAACCATGATCCAGCGAGCAGACAAGGTGGAACAGAGCGTCCAGGACTACGTGAGGGCGAAGCTGTTCGACGTGCTGGGGTATCCCGAGGGGCAGGTGGAGATACTTGATGCCTGGGATAGCGAGAGGTTCGAGGGGGGGCTGGATAAGAACTACATCGCGATGGGGTTTAACTTCGATGACGGTGGCAAAGAAGGCGAGACCGGCTCGACTCTTGTCCGCAAGCTCGTCACGATCGAGTTCTTCGTCGTCGCCAAGAACAACACCTGGGGTCGGAATCTGAAGTCGGCGATCGTCACGGCACTGGAGCAGGATCGTGTGGTCCCCCTGAAGGACATCGGTGAGCCGGGACAGCCCGTGATCGACGCTCTACCAGTTATCACCGTGTCCGGTGAGCATCAGCCGATCGCAAATCCCAAGCCGTGGCAGCGCTTCATCTGGACTGTTCACCTGCGGCTGGAGGACGAATACATGGTGGTGGTGTAGGTGGCCGACCCCTTCCAAGGACCTTTCGAGGTGGGGGGTGGCGACGGTGTTGACTACTTCACCATCCTTCCTCCTGAGCCGATGCTTATCGACGCCTTCCTGGTCCTGGAGCGCGCCAGGCTGGAAGCGCTGAAGCACCCAGACCGCGCCGAGGGCCGCGCGCGCGCCGGTGCGCTCTCCCTGCTGATCTCGCAGGTCGGCCAGCAGGTCGAGACCGCCGCGATCCTCACCGCCAAAGAGGCGGAGACCATGATCGAGGCCCACATCAACTCGACCCAGAAGCGGCCGGACCCGCCTGGGAAGTCCGTCGGGCGGCGCCTGCGGGATGCGATCACCTGCCGTCCGCTGAAGACTGTCCTGCCCGGCGGCGGCGTCGGGATCGGCGACCTGAGTGTGCTGAACCAGGTCGCCGACGCCCAGGGCCGTGCCTACTGGCGCGCGCAGGAGTTCGGCTCCTCACACCTCGTCGGCCGCGTCCTGCCCGGCTTCTTCCAGCCCGGCGCATCGCTCCCCGACGCCAGCCAGTCACGCAAGCACCCGGTCTTTGAAGTCACCGGCGAAGGCGGGCTGATGGAAATCCGCAACCCGATCCCCGAGCGCGCCTTCCTGCGTACGGGTGCGGTCGAGGCTGAGGTCTTCCGCCAGCGTGCCCTGGGCGGTGCGGTGAGCAGCGGCATTCGAGAGCTGCGGGCGATTACCGCCGGTGCGTCTGCGAATCTCCCGGCCCTCCGCCGGATCGTGCGCTGACGGCGCTCGTATATTAGGAGAGAGCTAGGCGAGGTTTACACGGGCATGGATAGAGCCGAATATGTTCACAGGCGTAAGGGTCGCTACATGGCCCAGCTCCTTGAGGACTTCGAGGAGAAACTGGAGCCAAGGCTTCCAGCCGACGTAGCGAAGGAGTTCAAAGGCATGGTCAGGCGGAAGATGCAGGCTTTGGCGACGGACGTTTGTGAGCTGATCGAACTTGGAGACGATGCGATGAACGGGTTTGCGCGAGACATGAAGGATCGGGTTCACCCCGACTCCGCTCCGCCTGCACTCGCCAGTCGCGAGAGCGAGAGGGGATAACCGGCATGTCGATCCGCGCAGGCAGCATCCTTCACCTTCAGGGCAACAACGTCATCGACCGCATCCAGCAGGCTGGGCTGGGCAACGTCAATCTCCCGCTCGAAACGATCCGCGAGGTCGGCAACCGCGAGGTCGTAGAGAAGGTCCCGCAGGAGCCGGAGTTCAACTTCACGATGCAGAGCCTCGATGTCTCGACGGACATCATGGCCTGGCTCACCGGCGCGGCGCCCGGAGCCTCCGGCTCGGCGGCAGCCCCCGGCGCTTCCGACCCCGAAGGGACGGAATACAACTGGCTCGACTGCGTGATGGTCAACGTGCCGTCCCCCTGGAAGGACCCGACCACCGGGTCCGCCGGAGTGATCGAGGCCGGGCACCTGGTCCCCGGCTACTACCCGACCAAAATCACCTACAACTTCGGGGTCACCGACAACGCCCAGCAGACGGTCGAACTCGCGGGCGGCAGCTACTACTACGGCGAGGGCGTGCCGAAGGAGCAGCAGGAGGTCGGCAACGGCTCCACGGACGAATTCGCCACCGACGATCCGGCGATCCACACCCGGCGCGGCGGCGCCACGGGGACCGACTTCCGCTCGATCTTCGGCGTCATCATCGACGGCGAGCTTCAGACCGAGGGAGTGGACTACACGGTCACCGGCGGCGCGGCGAACCCCGGCTCGACGGCGACGGTCAAATTCACCGAGGCGCCCGCCAGCGGCGCTGACATCCGCTTCGCCTACTTCACCTCGACCGCTGCATCCTTCCCGCAGGGTGTCCACGCCAGCACGATCGTCAAGCCCGGCGCCGTGCGCGGCCGGAACATCCGCGTCCTGGTGGACGGGGTGCGCATCGGCGGCGTCCAGACGGCGACGCTCGAAGCGACCGTCGAGGGCGAAGTCGAACGGGAGATGGGGACCGAAGACATCACTGGCCGGGTGATCAACGGGACCGACACCAACGGCACCGTCACCATCCGCTCGAAGGACAAAGATGCCTTCTTCGACGTACTGAGCAAAGTCACCGGCGTGTCGCGCGAAGAGGTCTTCGGCTGGTTCAACGACAACCAGGTCAAACTCGAAATTCAGATCGAGAACCCGAAGAACCCCGCGCAGATCATCAAGACGCTGCTGGTGAAAGACGCCACCTTCCAGCCGCCTGGGACGCCCGCGCAGGTGAACCAGGCCACCGACTTCCAGTTCAGCTTCAGCTCGGAGGACGGGACCTTCACCGAGGTGAAGGGCAAACCGTAAACGCACCATCGCGGTGACATAGCGGCCTTCGGGTCGCGCCCTACGGACTCGGCGCTCCAGCGGAGCAGGCAAACAGGCAAGGCAAAGCGATTCACACAGGAGGAGCAACGATGTCCGATCAGGCCCAACCCACCGAAGCAACCACCCCCGAGCAGGCCCCCCCGGAGCCGTCCACCAACGGCAACGGTGCGGCGCCCGCACCCGAGTCGGAGACCAGCGAGGCCCGGCCGGAGACGGCGCGTGCTGAAACCCTCAACTCCAGTCAGATGTTCGAGTTCAGCCGCTACGTCCACGTCGGCCCCGGCGCCGCCGAGTGCGAGGACGGGGAAAACGGGGAGTGCCAGAACCCCGCCCACTTCCACGCCTGGATTCGGCTCCCGAACCAGTTCCAGGTCAGCTCCCTGCGGGAAAAGGGCGATGCCGCCGCCGCCCGCAAGCTCCGAGTCCTTCGCGACGAGGACTCCGACTCGCGCGCGATCCTCGACGGCGAGCTGGAGGAGCTGGCGCGTCAGGCCGACCAGGAGGCGCTGGTCGAGGCGGTCGCCAACGCCGACTTCCTGAAGGACCACATGGCGGCGATGAACGAGGTCCGCACCGACGAGGAGCTGGGCTTCGCCACGATCGAGGACGACAGGGAGCGTCTGACGGCCCTGGAAGCCCTGCCGCCGGAGGACCGGCCTGAGGAGGAATTCGAGGAGCTTCAAAAGCACGTCGCGGCCTACGTCGATGCGGTCAACGCGGCCCGCGAGGCGATCCAGAAACCGCTTCGCGACAGCCTGGTCGAGCGGCCCTCCGAGGAGCTGATCGAGATGATCCGGGAGAACCGCATCCAGGGCATCTCTCGGGAAGCCAATGACGAGGCGTACGCGCTCTGGCAGTGGTACATCTGCACCCTCAAGCCCAAGTCGCCGGAGAAGCCCGGCCACCCCCAGGAGCGCGTCTATGGCTCCATCGACCACCTGAAGGCTGCGGCGCCCGAGATCATCGCCGCGCTGCGCGACGCCTACCAGGAGATCGAGGCGGCGGCCGGGAGGTCCCTTCAAGCCGCTGTTAACGGATGACGCCTGGCTCGACACCGTGCGGATGGCCCGCGACTTCGGCACGGTGTCCGAGCTGTACCCGCCGGGAATCGCCGACCTGCGCGAAGTCCCCTACCTGTGGTTCGACGCCATCAGGAAGGCGATCGTCTTCCTCAGCTTCGAGGAAAACCTGGAGAAGGACGAGCGGCCACCCAAGGCCATCTGGCTCGATGGCGACAAGCTCGCGGCCCACTTCGCATGGGTCGAACAGCGCCGGAAGGAACGCTACTCCGGCAAGGGAGACGGCAGCAGTGAGATCGATGATCCGGTCGAGAACCAGGCGGCGAAGGGGCTGCTAGTTGGCTGATGTCGATCCCCGCATAAGGCAGTTCAACGAAGAAGCCCGCCGTGCCCTGGCGGCGATCCAGCGTGCGAACGTCGAGGCGAAAACGTTGCAGACGCAGATCGCGCAGGATGCGACGGCTCAGCGGCGGCTGCGCGCGGAGGCCGGTGGCGGCCGAGTCGGCGGCGGCACGCTCGTTGACGAGGCCGGGGG